TGGACGTAGGAAATTCCCTTGGTTATGCGTTGTTTGTTCACGAAGGTACAAGCAAACTAAAAGGACGACAGTACATTAAGGACGCGATTACGAACGGCACAAACCAACTGCAAGAGGCTGCTGCAAAGGAACTCAAAAAGGGATTTTAGTGCATTCCGGCAATGTGCCGTTTGCAAATAAACAATCATGCGGGAAGAACCCCGCCCAAAGAAAAGGAGATTGTAACATGTTACAACGTAAAGCATTAAGCGCGATGGGGATTGAGCCTGAAAAGATTGACCAAATCATTGAGATGCACGCTGAAACGGTCAATGGGCTGAAAGACGAAATCGCCAAGTACAAGGCAGACGCGGAAAGTCTGCAAACCGTCACGAAAGAACGTGACGAGTGGAAAAAGAAACATGATGACGTTCTCGCCAAGCAGCCGGACGCGGCCAAGGTACAGGCCGAATACGAAGCTTACAAGAAGGACGTTGAAACCAAAGCCTCCAACGCCAAGAAAAGCGAAGCGCTTTGGGAGAAGCTACTCGCGGAGGGCGCGAACCCTGACGCGAAGGAACTTCTGTTGCACAGCGCAAACTTTGAAGCCGTTACGCTCAACGAAAAGGGCGAAGCAGACGTATCCAAAGCCGTTGACCCGATCAAAACTACCTACGCTAAGTATTTCGGCGTTGTGGCTGAAGCAGGCGCTCCGAAGAAAACGCCGCTTGTTGGCGCTCCGGCTCCCGAGCGCGACAAAATGACCGACGAAGAATGGTTTGCCGCAAAGCAAGCGGCAAAAGCAAAATAACCCGATTACGAAAGGATGAATTATTATGGCAGTAGCCACCAACACCCTTATCTCCATTACCGAGTTTTCCCGGCGCGTGCTTGACCGGCTGATCGAGAACCTCGTTTTCCCGAACTTGATCTACAAGGACTTCTCGCAGGACTTCGTCGAGGACAAAGGCGCGTCCATTCAGGTCAAGAAACCTGTGATCCTGACGGCCTCCGAGTTTGTGCAGGGAACCGGCGTTGTTGCGCAGAACACCGAGCAGGAAAGCGTTACCGTAACGCTTGACCACCTTGCCGATGTGACCGTGGAATACACCGCCTTGCAGCGCGCTTGCCTTGTGAGCGAAGCCACACTGAACAGCTTCATCGAATCTGCCGCCATCGCGCTGGCGCAGAAGATCAACTCTGATGGCCTGCTGCTTTACAAGGACATCCCGTATTACAGCGGTTCGGCAGGCTCCACGCCTGACGGGCTGGATGACTTCGCCAACGCCGCCCTTGTGCTGGACAACCACAACGTGCCGCAAGGGATGCGTAAGGGCCTGTGGAACCCCGCCGCTTACGCGAAGTTCCGCGTGCTTGACGCTATCGTGGGTGCGGACAAGTCCGGCTCCACCGACGCGCTGCGCATGGGTGAGATTGGCAACATTTCCGGCATCAGCAACTTCATGAGTCAGTCCGTCAAAACGCACACGACCGTTGGCGCAGGCACGACCATCGCCATTGATTACGTTGCTGGCTATTCCGCTGGCGCGACCGCGCTGCACATCGACGGTCTGTCTGCTGGGTTTGCTGTGGGCGACGTGTTCACGCTTGGGAGCAAGCCTTACACCGTCGTTACCGCTGGCACGTTGGCGACCGCCGATCAGGATATCACGATCTACCCTGCGCTGGTCGCTGATGCTGCTGACGGCGATGTGCTGACCCCGATTGCGTCCCACGTGTCGAACCTCGTGTTCCACGAAAACGCGTTTGCGTTCGTCACCCGTCCGCTGGTGCTGCCCGCAGACAAAGAGGCCTATGTCACCAGCTTCAACGGCGTTTCCATGCGTGTTGTGCGCGGCTATGACATGACGTTCAAGAAGGACGTTATTTCCATCGATTGCCTGTACGGCTACAAGACCATGTATCCTGAAATGGCTGTGCGTGCGCTGGGTTGATGAATGATTGGGGGTGGATAGCATGTTGATCGAAATGATGCGCGAGTGCAAAAACTTCTTTGAGCTTCGGAACGATGGGTTTTACCAGGACTACAAAACGCGCCCTGTATATCCCGTGACCGAGTTTGAGGATGATTACACCATCGCGTCCGGCGTGCTGTCCACCCTTGACACGACCATCAAAACAGGGCAGTACATCGCCATCTATGGGAGCACACTCAATGACGGAATCTGGAAGGTAGGCGCAGGTGGTGCAGGTACAATAACAAGCGACATTGCTGGCGTTACCGCGCAGAACGAAACCTTTCACGCGACTATTTACCCGCTGAAAGTGCCTGCCGACTTCGTAATGCTTGCCACAGAGATCACCGCATGGCGTACGAAAGCGGTTGAAGCGTCTCCGTATGTGTCGGAAAGCTTTGGAAAGTATTCGTATACCAAGGCACAACGGCAAGGCGGCGGAAACGTCACATGGCAAGCGCAATTCGCCGACCGACTTACTCCGTACAAGCGGATGTTTAAGGGGTTGCCGCTATGAGCTTGACGGACTTCATGGAATCGTTCAAGTATCAAACGCTAACGCAGACGGATTCTCCTTTGGGCGGGAAGATTGATACATGGACAGACGGCGCAACCTTCCTCGCGGCGATAACGCTTGACGTGAGCATGGAAATGCGGATAGCGTACCAGAACGGCCTAAAGAAGCAGTACACGCTTGCGTTGCCTGACGGCGTGACGCTAACGCAAGACATGCGCGTGAAGCAGGTATCGACCGGGCTTGTATACCGCGTAACGTCGAAGTCTGCTGACGATCACACGCCCGCGATTGCTGGAATCCAATTCAGCCAGGTTACAGCGGAGGTGATCGAATGACCGGGTTGCACGCAGCCTTGCAAGCTTTTTGGGGCGGGTTCACCTATGGGACGGCCATCAAAGCGTATGAGCAGGGCAATGTGCCCAGCGCCGCGACGTACCCTTACATTACCTATGAGGCCGTGGATGGCGCAATGCTTGGGGCTGGATTCTTGACCGCGTTTGTGTGGGTGCAAAAAACAAGCGGGACGGATGCACAAGCGGTGCGCGCCGCTATCCTTGACCTGATTGCTGCTGCTATTCCTGACGAAGGTATCACCCTGACGCTCGCTAACGGTCACGGTTCAATCGCCCTGTATCGCAATGACGTGGGCTTTATGAGCTACTACGATGACCCCACCGACGCGAGTGTGCTGGGCGGACGAATCAGCCTAGAGGCTCACTACTACACAACATAAGGAGGGCGTAAGCCTATGATTAAAGGCGTTCGCGCCGCCAGCTTCGAGAAGTTACAGCTCAATGCCGGCGCATTTCTCAAGAATTTTGATTATTCCGCCTATACCGATGCTGACGCGCTGAAAACTGCGATCCGTTCTGCGTTGGCAAGCGACACCTACGTGCTGGGGCTGACACAGGGCGGCGGTACGTTCCAAGCTACGCCCAACATCCGCAAGATTGAGGGCGATGGCATCCGTGGCAACCTCAAAGGCGCGACCGTCAACGACGGCTGGGATGTGAAGCTCACTGGCACCATGAAGGAAATCACCGCCGACAACATGCAACTCGCGGGGATGTGCATGGATAAAGCGGTCAGCGGTCGCATGACCACGCTGACTTTGCGCAATGACATTGCCGATGCGGATTACATCCCGCACTTGATTTGGGTTGGCGATACCAGCCGGGGCGCGGTGCTTATTGACTTGTCCAACTGCCTGAATACCACCGGCATCAACATGACTTTCACCGACAAGGGAGAGGGAACGCTCCCGTTTGAAATGCTGGCACACAGTGATGACATTGACGCAGACGAAGCGCCCGTGACTGTCATCATGTTTGCAGCTCTAACCGTTGCTGCTGCGATTGAGGTTTACAGCGTTGAAGGTGCGACTACCGGAAAGACCCGAATTGCAGCGACCCCGCAAGCCACGGCATTGCAGAGTTACAAGTACAAGACCGCCGCTACCGTTGCCATGCCTGCTACTGGAAATGTGCTGACCACGGGCTGGACTGCGTGGGATGGCGTCGCGGACATTACCGCTGTGGATGGCGATGAGATCGTAGTTGCGATCGTCACGACCTCCACAAGCGCCTGTGTGGCCGCTGGCAAGGCCATCGTCAACGTGAAGTAACAAAATGCGCCGCCGTCTGAAACATGACGGCGGCGTTGATGGAGGAGAGCATGAAATTATCTGAAATGAGCACCGGCGAAATGGCTGATGTGCTGGTACAGCTTGCGGAGCCTGTTGCAAATATTGCCGCCGACCCTAAGATAACTGCCGCGCTTGACGGATATTCCAAGGCGCAAAAAAGCGGGAAAACCGTTGCTGAAACGTTCGGCAAGATGATCGGAAAGATTGCCCCGGCGCTGCTGCAAACCCGCAGGAATGATGTGTACGTGATTTTGTCTGTGTTGACGGGAAAAACCATTGCGGAGATCGACGCGCAGAAATTCACGCAGACTGTGGCAGATGTGAAAGCGTGCTGGGATACGGAGTTGCTGGATTTTTTCAAGTCTGCGGCAGATTCGGAGCAGGCCGAACCGTCGCAGCCCTCGCAACCTGCAGACCAGTAAGGCCGCGCCAGTTGCGTTTGCTGCTGGCTGAACAACTAAAAAGCGAGCAAAAACAGTCGTACATCGGCAATCGGCTGTATGAACTGTGCATGATGCAGCATCGACAAATGTACCCGAAGGGCGACGCGCTACCTTACGAAAGCTTCACCGATACGTTCGGCGACGCGCCAAAAGACGCACGCACATCCGAAGAAATCCGCGAGGATATCATAGACGCATTTTTATAAGGAGGCCATGCCATGCGGCTGTTTGAGTTGTTTGCCACGCTTGGCCTTGATTCCGGCGAATTTGACAAAGGCATCGAAGATGCTACCCAAAAAGGGGAAAGCTCCTCCGGGAAGCTTCAAAAGTCATTTGGGTTGCTCAAAACCGCCATTGTTACCGCTGTGTCGATTGCTACGGTCAAGAAGATCGGTGACGCGTTTGTGGCTATGGGTGAAAAAGCCGATGCTATTGACGAATCCAGTCAAAAGCTTGGCCTGAGCAAAAAAGCCTATCAAGAATGGGCGTATGTACTTAGTCAAAACGGAGGGAACATTGAGAGCTTCGGCGTAGGGATGAAAACCTTGCAAAACGCCATGGCGCAGGGCACTAAAGCAACAGAGGAAGCGTTTACTAAGCTTGGGCTTAGCTCAAGCGAGCTTAAAAAAATGACTCCTGAGGATGCGCTTGCTGCTACCATCAAGGCGTTTCAGGAAATGCCCGCAAGCGCCGAAAAGACCGCGCTTGCTATGGACTTGTTCGGCAAGCAGGGCATGGAACTCATGCCGACGCTGAACCAAACGGCAGAATCTACCGAAGCATTGAAGAAACGCGCGCACGATCTTGGGCTGGTGCTAAGTGACGAAGCAGTTGAGGCGGGCGGGAAGTTCGCCGACAACATGGAAACCCTCAAGCTGGGGCTTGCGGCTGTAGGCACAAACATCATTGCCAAGCTCATGCCTTCGTTAAGCAAGTTTATCGAAAAGATACTCCCGCTGGCTGATAAGTTCCTTCCGAAGCTCACCGAGGCGTTGGGCAGTATCTTTGAATCTGTGTGGCCGCTGGTTGAGGACGGTTTGAACCTGCTGGCTGATGCCATGGTGTGGGTTGCGGATAACATCGAATGGCTGATACCCGTTGTTGGGGCATTATCTGCCGCACTTTTAGTGCTAAATATTGTAATGAATGCAAACCCGATTAGCCTTATAATCATCGGAATTGCCGCGCTAGTGGCTGGCATAGTTCTTTTAGTACAGAACTTCGACGCTGTAAAAGCATGGTTAGACGGCATTGGCGCGTGGATTTACACTAACGTTA